CTATAGGTGCCACCACCACCACCACCGCCAGCACCGATAATGATTGCGAATACCGCATCAACTCCAGCAGGCACCGTCCAAGATGTAGACTGGTCAGTAGTCCACGAAGCTGTCTTGTACTCTTTTACAGCACTGGAAATGTTTGCGTCGATCTTTGCCGCAACACCACTTGTCCAAATGCTTCCATCAGCCCGCGAGCTGACAGTTGCGTTCAGATTGTTGGTGATCGCATTCAGATGCGTGTCGGTCAATGGAACAGTTGTGTTTGCTATCCGCGTCATCAGCGTTTTAAGCTTGCCGGGAATCCCGTAAAAAGGTGCCATGCTCATGGTGTGTTATCCCAAGTAGTTGAGGTGACGTTGAAGTCCGCATCATAAGCAATGTGCTCATAGCGATACGGGAGCAATGCTGTGTACGCACCACCGTTGTTGCTTGAATATTCCCAATCTGCTTTGGTCACATTATCGTTTGCATCATAGGTCAGCGTAGCACGTATGATTTCAGTAGCAGCGCGAGTCCATTTAACCGTGGTGGGCTTGTCTGCTGTGCCAGTGTAGCTGTAATTCCAGCCAGACATCGCACCCATGATAACAGCATCGCGCAGCGCCATAAGGTTTTTGCGCGCATAGTCAATAACCTGTGGCCCAGTATCAACTGAGCCATCAGGCTTCGCATTTGTGAACGGATCATAGGCCATTAATTAGACTCCTTTGAAAGACCACTTGAATGGCACAACGATGTGATCTGTTGGGTTTGCTATATCAAAAATGTGAACATCGAAACTAGTTGTTGCACCAACAACCAAATTGTCCACAACACAAGACACTGCTTTTGTTCCAGTCGTAAACACCGGTGTGATTACAATTGACTGCGCAAGCGCATATGAATTGGCGAGTGTAATTCGCACATAAGTCGTGTCACTGCTAGTGGCATCACCGCGCTCTTCACGGACAACTGCGTTCAACTGTATCGTTGGTGCCATCTGAAAGCGAAATAAACCAGCACTCTGAAGTCGAATTTTTGCATATCTGGCGGATGCTTTCTGCGACAGATTTCCATATGCCCCAAATGCTCCACCATTGACTTTCAACGCCATCTGCTGCGTAGCTGTGTTTGCAAGGTCAGTCAGGACAATATCACCAGCAACCCAGTCGCCAGTTCTATTCTCAGCAACTTGAACAGCATCCCATTCATCAGAAATCCATTCACTAGTTCCAGCAGGAGTCTGATAGCTCAAACAAACATTCGGGTATGCCGTATTGAAAGCACTTGCTGAGCTGAAAATAGTGTTCCAAGTCTGTGCGCTTGTGCTGACATAAACATCTGGCCCATCACGTTCAATCTTTGACTTGAACATGTTTGTGTAGCTCAGCTCGGTGGAGGTATGCGAGCCAACCAGCATTCCATTGTCATCAAGCGTTACAACAATATCCTTGTATGATGAATTTGTAGAATACTGCCCCACGCTGTCATACGACTTTACATAGAATCGCCATGTGCCTGGTGGAATATTTTTTGTAACTTTTCCAAACGCATCTATGCGATCTATGAAAGTTGCCGTGTCCCATGAGCCGCCAGTCACTCCATAGCGCAGCTCATAACTTTGGATGTCAAAATCAGAAGTATCGGGAGTCCAACTGAGTCTGACCTCACCACCAACTTCTAACCCAGAAAGCACCATTCCTGTGCCCGTAGGCTGGGCATATTTCCCAAGGACTTGCTTTGTACTAGACAGCCCAGTTGATTTGCCATATGGGCTCACAGCATAAACTGATATTGTGTAAGTCTCTGCCTCTTTTACAGCAGGTGTGTCTACCGTGACGCGGGTTGAATCAACCGTGGTTTCATAAATCACTGCGCTGCTGAGCGTAACTGAAATGCGATATTCAGTCACATATGGATCAGTTGATGCCGTCCAAGATATGCGCAACTTGCTGCCGTATGTTTTTGCTTGGAGCAAGTAAACAACTTCAGCAAGAACAAGTGCGGTTGGAGCACTGGGAACCCCAGGCATAGGAAGGTTGGTATCACTTGCACTTCCTTTGGAAACAACAGCATTTGAAAACAGCAGGCTGTTGTATTCTTCTGTTGTCAACTTCCAACGGCCAGCATCCGTTGCGACTGCGCTCAATACGCGCAGCTCTTTGTTTGATAGGCCATATGGATGTGTGACGCTAATTACATCACCCGCAACAACTTTCAGGCCTTCATCAAATACATCAATATTTGCGTCCAAATCAATCAGACGGTAATAGTTCAGACGCTCAGTTGCTTGCCTAGTTGCTTGTGCGTGATTTTTGATTCCAGGCTCATCAACAATTTGTGCGCGAATCTCAGCACCAGCAACAACATCAGAAACAGTTGCCTGTGCTTGCTTCCACTCTGCTGCGCTTGTGTCTGTGTATCGAACAGTCACACGGTTTGGCAACGCATCCATCCCGCGCTTTTTCAAGCTGATGGATTTGATTTTGTTCGCACCAAAAGTATGATCAACAGCACGTGGGCGATTTGGAATCAAATTGACTGGCTCTGACCACTGTACAAAGCAGCCAGAATACTCACGAAAAAGAGCCTCAACATCTTTTATGGAAGATGCTGTTTCCAAAGCAAGACCAATTACACGACGCTTTGCCCCAGCAAGCACTTCATCATTTGCATCAGCACAAACTCCAACTGAAGTCCAATTGACCGTGGATGTTGTGTAGTTGTCTATGATGTACGCAAGGCACAGAGATGGGTTGTCGCTGTAGCCAGTGCTTGGAGTTCCACGCGGATCATAGATGTCATTGTGGCCTTGAATTTCCGCAATCAGCCGTGGATTGATCTGATCCGACTGCCCAAACTTGATTACAGAATAGCAAATTCCATCCAGCGTATCAGCATATCCTGATATTGCAGCAACCATCCAGCTGTCGGCAGCTTCTGGTGCACCACCAAGATGATGGTGCATTCTTGCGCCGGGAATTTCTGTATCACCATTCAGAACTTTTACAACGCCAGCAACTGGCCCGCCGCACCACACAACGAGCATGTAAAGCTCGCCATTGTAAACTGTGGCAGTTGAGAGTCGCGCTGCTACGCGCGCCGTCCCGAAAATCTCCGGTATTACCTCGCCCTCAGCCGCGATTAGCTGCGGTATGGAAACTGCTTGGCTGTTGATTACATTCGCAGGAGCAAATGGAGCAGAAACTTTTTCAGTTACAACTGGTCCACCACTTGTTGGCCCTGGCCCACCGCCATATCTGTATCGAATTGCGTCAGATTTTGACGCAAATGTCATTCCATTTTCAGAATATGTAGTTACTGCTGCACCACCAAGTGTTGGCGAGTCTTGCCCATTAGAGGCCATCGCTGCGGACTCCTACAAGCACAGAAGTCACATTCCAAGTTTCACCTTCAGCGTGCTCAACAACCGGCTTTGAAACCCAGTAGCAATTGTAAGTTGCCCCGCGCCACACTATGTCAACTTGTTGCGTTGGATTTGCCTCATAAAATTCTTCAACGGTATTTGCGTCAGCTTCAAGAACATAACTGTGAACAATCACCGCATCATACGTTTCCTTTGTGTGAAGTTTCCTTCCACGGACAGAACCATCTTCAGCAACATCCAAATCAATGTTGTTGCGAGCAGTTACCTGCGATCCTTTGCTAAATGCTATCGACGGGTACGACGCCATTTTTTGCCATCCTCAGCAACAACTTTCCCCATGTTCCAATTCAACTCTGTGCCTGGTGGAATCAGATAATTGAAAACAGGATATGTAATGTACTTGTTTGGAATCTTCCGTGCTGTCGACATTGCTTTTGCTGTGAGCGTTACTCGCCCACCAATATCTGAGCCATCAAGGAATCCGCTAAATACCAGAGTCGCATCGCCATTGTACAGCTGGTAAATCTCACACGGCAAATCAGCCAGAGAATTTCCAAGCACAAGAGCTGACGCAGACAAATCAGAATTGCGAAGCTCAATTGTAGCAGCAAGCTCACTTACAGATTGAACTTTTGTGCCCATATTGCCAAGCCACTCATAGCCGCCAAATGTGACCGTGGCGAGTGTGCTGTGGCGAATTGGAGTTCCTGGGAAGCCCATGTAAACCAAGTACCCAGGAGAGGTAGTTGGCCCTGGAAGCGCAGCATCAATTGTACCGCTGACTGTACGTGGCATTACGCATTCACCTCATCAGCAGCAACCGTAACATTCACGTTGATCGAGTTGGGGATGTTATTCACAGCAGCACCAAAGTTATTCACCGCGGCACCAAATTGATCTGTTGCTGTTTTGGTGCTGTTTGCAGCCGCTTCCGCAGCAGTTTTCTGCTCACCAAATACTCTAGCAATTTCTGCGATCATCTTTTCATTCGCAGCATCCAATGCTTTCTGAATCGCAACGGCAATCGTATCACCTTGCTTCTGGTATTCAGCTGCTGCTTCTTCAATTGTCATGCCTAGTTGTTTCTCGGCATCAGCACGAACAAGAGCAAGGTAATCAATAATGCTTTGGCCTTCTGTAATTTTTTCTTCAGCTGTGAGCATGCCATATCGCTGGTTCTCAAGTTTGTCAATCCGTGTGTAAAGCTCAAGAATCTTCGCAGGATCGGTGGTGCCCAGCATATCACGGCTAGATGCTTCTGACTCTCCCTCAAGATACTTCAGCTGATTGGTGCGCGTTGCCGCAGCATCAATCTTTCCATCCTTGCCAATCACACCCAGCATATCAAATTCGATTTTTGCCGTGGTAGCAGCAAAGGTCGCTGCAATAGTCTTGAGCGCTCCATCAACTTGCTGAAGCAAAGCAATTTCAGTCTGGTACCGCTGTACAACCATGTTCGTAAAATTGGTGTAGTCAGCAGCAGTGTTGAGATTTGAAGACATTGCCTTCACATCATCTGTCTGCTTCTTCCACGTTTCATAAATCGACATGGATGCTGTTTCAGCAGCTTTCTGAATGTCCTCAAAAGTCTTTCCAACATCTTGAGACTTGAGCACTTCAAGAATTTCAGCAGCAGCTTTGAATTGTCCGCGAATCTCAACAAGAGTTCCAAACATGCGCAGCATTTCTTCAATACTGCCATCAATGCCTTCAATCAGCGGTTGCACGTCCTCTGCAAAGCTGCCCGCTATTTCCCGCAGCCACGCCTTAACGAATTCAGCGGGCGCTTCTGCAAGCGATGCGCGGAACTCACCTTTTGCCATGCTACCGAAAAACCCTTCCGGCGTTAGCCCGCCGTCATACGGTTGACGCGGGCCTTGCAGCGTGACACCGCTGAAGTCAACTTTCAAGCCTGCTGCAGTTGATAGCTGGGTGAGAGTTGTGTCAAGATCACCAAATGCTTTCAGGTAAGCATCACGATCTTCTTTTTCCATTCCCGCATCTTCAACTCTGCGAGTAATATCTCCAACGCGCAAGCCAGAAGAATAGGTGCGAAAATTTTCTTGCTCACTTGCCAACTCTCCAGTTTGAATTCCAAGCTTTACGCGCTTGCCGCTGAAGTCACTGCCACTCAGAGCACGGTCAATTGCCTCGCCAATAGCAGCACCTGCAGCAGTTCCCAATGGCCCCCAAATCGAACCAACAACCCCGCCAGCCGTAGCACCAATGCCCGTGGACTCGCGGCCTTTCCACAACTGGGCAACAAGTTGCTGACCAGCATAGCCGGCAAGTATATTGGTGCCAATGCCTTTCATTGCTTCCACGCCGGTCATGCCGGAATAGGCAAAGCTCTGATTCATCGCAGCATTGCTGGCGCCGTTCATGCCCACAGCATTGAATGCATCACCCATGTATCCATAGAAGTTGCCCATGGACGCACCAATGCCCATTCCAGTTCCGCCAGCACCAGTAAAGTATCCATACGCAGATTTGCCAGCGTTGAGCAACGATGTTATCCCGCCTATCCCGCTAGTCCCGCCGCCGCCCGCGCTCGCGCTCGCGCTCCCGCCGCTGAGACCTAGTGCTGAAGCAATCTGAATCGTGATTGGGCGCGTTATTGCCAGATGCGCAAGCTCAGCCAAGAGCTGGCTGAAGCCTTGCTTCAGATTGTCTTTAAATTCATCAAATCCTTTTCCAATATTAAGCCAGACATCAGCAAATGCCGTGTCTATGCGCTCAACAGCATTCGTCAGGGCTTCTGCCCACGGATCAACTTCATCTTTGTCCTCTTTCAACGCTTTTGTTTTTGCTTTGATTGCGTCGGCAGCAGCATCTTGTGATTGGCGCAAATCATAATTCGCAGTTACAAGCTTGTCAACAGCAATCCGATCTGCGTTGGATACCGTGGTGTGCGATTGGATGGCAAGATTAGTCAGCTTCATTTGCGCTTCAAACCGCGCTTGCTCACGCTCATTCATGCGCAGCAGAATAGCATCTTGCTCCAGATCAGCCTTCAAGTCACGGATTGATTTGGCATATTTCTCTTTTGCTTTGATCGCAGCAAGATCAGCTTTCGTAAGTGCGGCAGTTTGCGCTTCAGCTTTTTTGCCGCTCTTTGCCAGCTCATCCAGAGACTTGCCCGTGCCTTTGTTTTGGGCAGCGGAATACGCAGAGTTGATTGTATTTTCACGCAGTGACTTTGTGTTGGCCATAATTTCAGTGCGGCCATCAGTCCACTCACCTTCAAGCTTGTCCAACTCAGAATTCAAATCACGAGCAGCAGGAGCAGCAGCCTTGGCACCATCTGCCCAGCCAATAAGACTAGCTGATGCCTGCTGGGCAACATCGAGTGGAATTGCCCCGAGAACACCACCAAGAGTCGATGCCCAGTCAGCAATTTTGCGAGTTATTCCACCAAGAACATTGTCCCAAATAATTTCCATCGACAGAGCAAGTTGGCTCCATGCCATCTTGAAGTCATAGACAACAAGTTCAATTGCCCCAAACGCTGAAACGAATCCTGCCTGCATGTAGGCAAGAGCAAGAGGAATTGCTTTCGTTGCCATCACTGTGAGGTCAGTAATGTATCCAATCACAACCTTCAGTCGATCCGATCCACCCTCATCCGCAATGGCGCGAAACAGGCCTGAAACGGCATCTTCAAGGTTTGATATTTTTCCAACCAAACCTTCCATCTGGCGATCCATTGCGCCAGCAAAATTCGTTTCACCTATCTTGGTGATGTACTCAGTAATTTCATCAGCACTCTTTTTTACCGTGGTTGTGACACCTTGGAAGGTGAATGATACATTATCACCTTGCTGTCTTGCCTTGATGCCAAATTCTTTGAGTCGTTCAAACTCACCGGTAGAAGCATCTGCAACTGCCTCAATCATCTGCGTCATATCCTTCCCCATTGCCGAGGAAGTATTGCCGAATGATGTAAGTGCGCGCTCTGTTGGCTCAAGGCCAAGAGCCTTCAGCTTCACAAAAGCATTTACAGATTGATCAAGAGTGAATGGAGTCTTTTCTGCGAATTTGGTAAGCGCACCGAATGCCGCTCCAGCATTCTCTGCGCTACCAGTCATCGTGTGGAGTGAGCCACGAAGCCGATCTGTCTCCGTGGCCACTGCCATGAACCGCTGAACAACAAGGCCAGTGGCAAGAGCAGTCAATGCGCTTTTCGCATTGATAGCTGATCCTTTTAAGCGATCAATTCCTGCTGATGCTTTTCCAACACCATCACCAACACCTTTGCCTTTTTTCTCGACATCAGCCAGTGCGCCCGACAGCAGCTTTGCTGCCGCTTCCGCCTGCTTGCCGTCGATCTTGACTATTAGTGTTGATTCCATTCGCTTTTACCAGCCTTTCAATTTCAAACATCAAGTCAATGAAGTAGTAAACATCAGCAACTGGATAGTATTGAAGGTATTTGTCTATTTCCACCAAAGAGATTTTCCTGTTGCCATTCAAATCTTCTGGGGCCATATCCCTCAACCTAAAAAACTTCAGCGCAAAATCAACTTCTCCATTTGTGAGCAGAGGCTTGTTAATGAGTGCGAGTGGCGTCCAATCCTCTCGCACCTGTGATTGCAAAAAGTCTTCATCATTACCCCACCGCACTTGCCAGTGGAAGTAATCTGCTACTTTTTTGCGGTTTCAGCGATGTCCTCACTGCGATAGTTTGCCTTGTCCGTGGCGTAGTCAGTGATGTACTCTCGCAGGTCAGAGTTGTGACGAAGCAGAGCAAACGCATTATCCTTGTTGTAGGAGAAGTCGTTTCCATCTTCATCTTTGATCCCGCTCCATCCAAGCAGGATGCCCTCAGCCATTCCACGGCATTGAATGTCGATTTCAATTTCAGTGGCCAGCGTGCCGCGGTTGCGCTCCTTGCGGAACGGGCGCTCATACTTGTCAATCGCAGAAAGGAATTTGCTATTGCCAGCACGAGCAATCAGAAAACGAGCACCACTTGGATGCTGAGCCCAAGTGCCTTCAGTATCAACTTCCATTGCTTTTGTTTGAATTCGCATCATCATCTACTCCCAGGACAGAAAAGTGCGCAGTGTTCTCCTGCGCACGGTTGCCGCATCACCTATCAGGTTACGCGGGTGACTACAAGGTTGCTCTGAGTAACGCTGTCATACAGGCCAGTGAACTCCAGCGTGATCATCACATCCGTATCAACACCAGTAGCAGGCGGATTGCCAGAGTTGAACTTCAGCTTGGGCACCGTAAACTGATATGACTTCGCATTTTTCGCAACAGTCCACGAAAGAGCTGCCGTGGTGTTCGCCAGCAGCTTGGTGTACATCGCCACCGATTCAAAGTACATTTCGATGGAGCCACTGACAATGCCGCGGCCATACGAAATTCCAGTCGGGGCAGCAGCACCAACTCCTTCAATTGGGCGAAGGTTATTTTCAAGCTTCAGGTTGATACGCTTGATTGCCCCAACCGGCGCACCACCGTCAATCGTAACAGCAGTCATACCAGCGCTGGCATCCATCACTTCCGTGGTGGGTGCTGCCAGCACGCTTCCAGAGCCCTTCAGAGAAGTTGTGCTCTGAAGTGCTTCTTTGCCCTGCCAGTTGAATGTGCCCTTTACAACTTCACCAAAAGCAAAGTTCAGATCAAAGCCGCCAATGCGCATGCCCTTGTACTGAAGATATTGAACCGTGGTCCAATCTTCAAATCCAACTTCAAGCGAAAAGCTCGGCTTCAGCACACCTTGCTTGAGTACGTTGGTGGCCCAAGTAGAGCACATAGCAGCAGCAAGCCAGTCATCATAACTGTCTTCGGACAGCTCAAATCCAACATCGCCCTTGACCTCATTCCCAACAAGAATCAAGTCAGTCAAGTGGCGATCAGATCGCAACTCATCAGACATCACCGTTTTGGGAACAGCAGCAATGCTCTGTGAAGTAAAACGCATTGCCTGCCAAGTGGTTGAGTTTGCCGGAGTCACACCATAAGTGACCTCAGCAAGCGATTTGAGCGATACGCGGTTGGCTTCAGACATTTCTATCTCTCCTGTATGGAATTGTTACACTGGTCTGGTGCCAACCATTGTTAGCACCTAAACTTTTCACGGTGGCAACACCAGTATTGATATCACCAGTCAACGCTTTCAACTCAAACAAAGTGTTGAAAGAATCAACAAGAGTCTTGCTCTGCTTTGTGCCGGTGTTTTCTGGCACGAAAATTTGGCAGGATACAAGACCAGTATCTCTCACAGACTTGGCATAGCCGGAGATTCCAGCAAAGCCACCTTGCCCAGTAATGACTGTGAACATCACCCATGCCGTCTTTGGCATAGTGAATTGGACATTCTCAAAGGCAACTGGAGTGGAAGTCCAATTTGTGGACATTGCCTGCTCAAGAGTTTGCCTGAGAGTGTCAAAGCTCATTTGTTTTCTGCCTCAATGGCAGCCTCAACAAAATTGAGCGGTGCTTTCATCGACCACTGCTCACCAGGCGGGCGGCCATAGTTAAGCACACCGATGTACTCAACATTGTTGGTCAGATACAGCACTGGAAAATTGGGCAGCCCACGCGGATCAAACAGGCTCTTTGCCTCTTCTTCAAGACCTTGAAATGCGGTGCCGTGGCGTACAGTTTTTGAAGGAGATGAAATTGTTGGAATCCAATTGGCACGAGCATGACCAGTATCCCATGGGGTGTCGTTGATCAGCCGGCCAAGAATCCGAATGGCCTTTTTCTGCACCAAATCTTTGTGATCGCCAGTAACCACTTTCATGAATTGTGTCGGCTTGGTGATCCAGTTCATCAAGCTGCCCTCGTGAGCGCAATTTTGTAGGTTGCGTTGAGAGGATCGCGAACAACTTGGATGAGAACAAATGTGTCGGCACCGCGCACAATCTTGTCACCAAGAGCAGGAGGCACAGACAAGTCATCAACCAGAATAATGACCGTGGAGTCGACAGTCTCCGCAGACACATTCGGGAAATGCTTTGAGGTCAGCGCATCAAATATGCCTTTGCTAGGCACATTCTTGCTTGTGGATGACACACCAGTAGTCGGGTTGTAGGCTGAGTTGGTCACCTTTACATAGGTGAGTTCAGAGACAGCATCAAACAGATCAGTCTGAAATGCTTCAGCAAGGTCTGCTTTTACATCAGCAGCAAGACCCATCTCAGCCTCTCATCAAGTAGGTGATGCTAGTTGCGTTGCCCTTTTTGATGGAGCACTCACTAGACACCAGCGCAGTGACATACGGGAATGGATCAACCCAGCGCGACCGGCGCGATGTGTCATATGACTTGCTCGTGGAAACTCCACCAGCACTCACAGACTTGGAGCTGATCGCATAATCTTCAGACTGATAAGTCCACAAATCTTTTCGCAGATGCTCATCAGCAAGAATTGCGTTTGCCTCTTTGACACGGTCTGGAGCATCAGCTTCATCAATCAGGCTGGTGTCATAGGCATCATCAAAATAAATTCGTGCCCACTTCAGCGCATTTGACTTCTGACTTGCCGTGGCAGTGGCCCACTTGGATGACTGAACCAGTATGGCATCAGCTTCAGCAGAAGTCAGGTATGCCGTGACTCCAATGGCAGGAGCCACCTGGGCAGGCAGCATCTTGATGATCAGGATGCGGCTTTCAGTCAGACCTGCCGCAGTGGTGATCGTATTGATGCAGAGATAAATGGCATCTTCAGCACCACCATCTACAACAACTTTCGTTGTCGTCGCATTGTTGGTGTCAGAGATTTTCGTCAGGCCAGCCGGGATCGTCCAGGTGCTAGTCGAAATTGTTTCACCTTGAAGCCAACCGGTGTCTGCGTCACTGCCATCATTTGTGCCATCATCGCTGGCCCAATTGATGGAGTAACTCAGCTTTGAGCCGGTTGACTTCTCAATTTCGTAAACGACTGTCGAGGTCATGAATCAGCCTCAAGCAGCGGTATCGCCACTCACCTTGATGACACAAGAGTCAGTGTTGTAAGCAGCAGCACCAGCGCTGATTACGCGCTTCAGCCAGATTGCCTTGTGCTGTCCAGCAGGTATATCGCCAATCGTGAATGCGTTTCCAACACCAGAAGCAGACTGCCAAGTCACACCAGTAGGCGCGGTGCTTTCATCAACAATGGTCTGCTCAGTGCCGTTGACTGCTGACGTTCCAAGTGCAATTTCAATATCAGAGCCAGCAGCAGGCGTGTCAGTTTCAATCCAGATTTTTGCAGCTTGAAGCGTCAGAGTGCCGTGGTTGTTCTTGACGTAGAAGCAACGGTATTCCGTGTCTCCAGAAGTAGTCTCAGCACTGGACACAACATCAAACAGGTTGTGAAGTGAAGCATCTGTGATTGAGGTGGCGTGGATCGCGCCACCAAGACTGGTTGCTGGAGTTCCCGAAGCACCAGAGAATTTGAAAAGGATATCACCAGCGACAATCGGCATAAATCACCTCGCAACAGTAAATGTAGATGCTCGTTTGAGCACGTTTATCTTCTCACGTTCACCAGCATTGAATTCATACAAGGCGCTTGCACCACCAATGTCCAACATATTCCAGACTACAGATATCTGTGAATATGTTGAGGAAATCATGCTCCATTGCACATCAACTGCGGCATCAACACCAGCAATTTCAGACCAACGAATATCCAGAGTACGGAAAGTAGTATTAACTATATCCCAATCGAAAGAAACTTGATTTTCAGCAGCAGCAATCAGATTCCAATTTACTGTGAAAGTATTCCCAGCATTTGCAACTACATTCCAACGAGCATCAATCTGCTGGGCAACTTCAACAGTGTCATGCCAGCGCAGATCAACCGCGGCAGATACTGGCGCAATAACATCCCAACTCAAGGTGATGCTTGTCTGGATTCCAGTAGCAGACAACAAATCCCATCGTATATCAAGCTGATCAGAAATTCCAGCAAGAGCATCCCACCATAGGCTTACGGTAGCCGCTGCCTCGGCTACTAGTCCCCAGCGGAAGTCTACCGGCGCGGCTACGGAAGCAACAGAATCCCATTGGAGTGTGTATTGCTTTTCAACGGCAGAAATCGCAGCAGAAACATCCCATTGGAATGTTCCAGACTTGGAAACATCCGCAAGAGCATTCCAGTACAGCGTTCCAGTCTTGTCGACAGCAGCAAGAACATTCCACTGGGCAGTATTTGTTGCCTCAACCGTGGAGCGCGCATCCCACTGGAGAGTTATTCCAGTCGATACAGAGCTGGCAGACAACATATCCCATTGGATAGTTGCTTGTTGCTCAACTGTCGCAACTTCATTCCACTGGATTGTTACGGTAGAGTCTATGTTCGCAACGCTGTTCCACTGAAGCGTGCTAGTCTGCCCAACCGAAATATTGAGATTCCACTGCGCGGTGAAAGCATTTTCAACCGGCGCAAACATGCTCCATTGGAGTGTGCTAGCCTGCTCAACGCTAGTGCACAAATCCCAACGAACATCTAACTGATCCGCAACCTCAGCAGTAGCATTCCACTGAAGCGTAGAAGTTGTCGCAACTTCAGCAACCGCATTCCACTGCGCCGTCAGGCTTTGTTCAACCGTCGTCGCCCCACCGCCGCCTGCGGCCTTGAACAGCGCGATAACACCCGCGTTCTCATCCCCGGTGTCTGTCGTCGTGATCGTCGTGCTGCGCGAGGCGCTGCCGGTGTAGGCCAGCCACGCGATGACCGGGTTGGCGTTGTTGGTGACTCCGCCGTGATTGGCGGGGTCGATGTCTTGGATGATGGTGAACGAATTGCTGGCAGAGTTCGTCCCATCTTCCGCGAATCGTTGATCCTTCCACACAACGAGGGCAATCGCCGCGCCATCTGCGGTAGATGAGGCCGCGCCGCTGTAGGCATCCTGTCCCGTTGGGGCGTTCGCTTCGCTATTGTCATACCCGGAAGCGTCCAATACGCCACTGGTAGCAGCCCCTGTCCAACGTGTCGCCGTGACAACAGGAGTGCCGCTCCCAATATCGACATTGATGCCGGTTTCGGTGCCATCCGAGATTTTGTAAAAGATCGCCGCGTGAGTTTCTTTGCTTTCGTTCGCCGGGTTGGACGAGGCGGCGAGCGTCCAGCCCGCGCCCGTGACCGCACTCCACGACTGGGTAAACGCGCTGCCCGAGCCGGTGCCTATGGTCAGAACCAGCAGATCGCCCGACGATGGGACGACGTTCGTAAAGACAAGGTTGAACGCGCCGGAGACGCCGACGACTATGTCGCGCTCGCCGGTATAGGTAATCGCCACGGCGGGCCTTTACATCAGGAAATTGCGGCGACCACAGCGGCGAGTTGCGTGCGCAGCCCCGCCGTCTGTGCGGGCGTGAACGTCGTGGCAATCAGACTTTCCGAGGTCGGCCAGCCAACCGGGGAAACAGCCGTCACGTTTACAGGCACGTTCGACTG